GCGCCTTCGTGGGGTAGGCGACGACCAGGCGGTCATCATGGCCCCAGGCGATAAAGCCATCGGACAGCCACTTGTGGAGCGTCGTGGCGTAGGCGCCGCGGACGATGGTGTCGCCGTAGGCGTCCACCTCGTTGAAGACACTGGCGTAGCCCGCGAAGCCGCCGGGGTTGGCGGTATCCCCGAGCCATTGGAAGTCGGCCAGGGAGAACTGCTTGCGCTCGAGGGCGGGAGCGGTCTCGGGCATAACAAACGCCCCACCCGCCACCCCCTGTACGACAGGGTGACGGATAGGGCGAAGTTGCCCGAACCTGTACGTATCCTAGCACTAGCGCCGCGGCTTGGCAATCCGCTCTGGCGGCGGGTAGTTCTTGGCCGTGTCCAGGATGCGCTGCTCGCCACAGCGGCGGCAGGGCGGCACGCGCACGGCATGGCCGGGCGGCGCATCCGTCGCCACCAGGAAGCGCCCGCAGTTCGGGCAGTGATACGCTTTCACCGTGCACCCGCGGGTGTCCACAGGCGCGTCGCCGCCCCGCGCTTGTGGTAGTCCTGCACGATGGCGGCCCAGGCCGCGGGCCAGCGCCAGGCATTCGTGGTCAGGCTGAATTCCCGGCGGACGCGCCCGCGCCAATGGGCGGCCAGCCGTAGACGATAGGGGCGGTCTTCCACGAGCCTGGACAGCGCATCCGCCCATTCGCCAGCCGTGGATGCTTCCAGCCCGTCCACGCCGTCCTCCAGCGTCTTGCCGTAAATCGTCGGGCTGTAGACGAGCGCCGAGCCAATAGCGCCGAATTCCAGGGCTTTCACGGTGCTCTTGGTGCGGTTGAACGGCACATCGGCCAGCGGGGCACAGCCGATGTCGATGCCGCGGTAGACGAGCGGGAAGCGCTGGGGCGGCTGCCAGGCGATGCAACGGCGGCGGTCCTCGGGGACAGCATCTAGCAGCGGCTCCGCCAAGTGCCCCGCGATCACAAAGCGGGTCTGTGGATAGTGGTTCGCAATGAAGCGCCACGCGGCTGCCATCGCTTCGAGGTCGGTGTCGAGGCGCTTGCCGCCCGCCCAGCCTATCGTCACCGTATCGTCGGGCCAGGGGGGCGGAGCGCTAGCGCAGACGCGGCGGAAGTCGCTATAGGCGATGCTGTTGGGCACGACATGGACGGGGCGGCGGGTGTACTCGCGGACGAGCGTGGCCAGGCGCGGCGTGGAGACGGTCACGCCATCGCACAAGCCAAGCGCGTCGATACGGTCTCTGCGCTCGCGGTCCAGCGCGAGGTAATCCTGCTTCCGCGGGTCCATCAGGCTAATTTGCGGCAGGCAGTCGGGCGAGAAGAGGTCGTCGTCCGACTCGTAAATGACCGCCTTGCCCATGAGGTGCAGCTTGTCGATGAATTCGAAGGCTTGCTGGTAGTCGGCATGTTTCCAGCTCAGGCGGCAGAGGACGACGGCATCCACGCGGAGCATTACGTCGGCGAGGTCTTTGTGCTCGCGCACCATGTGCCAGACGGGATACTGATGCTGACGGCGCAAGGCGGTGACTGGCCAGAACGTCCTGTACAACGTACAGCCGCTCAGGTCACCATAGATGAGCAGCACGGCGGGGTTGGGATTGGCGAGCGGCACAACGCCTGCCTACTCGACAGCAGGCAGGCGTTCCTGACGGCTTGTGGTGGGGCAGGCGGGCGCGTCCCGACGGCCAGGCTATTCCATTAGGTCTGGTAGCGGCCGAGCTGCCAGCGCTTCTCGATAGCGCTGACCACCTCGAGCAGCGCCTTGCGCACGATAGCCCAGAAGGCGCGCTCGTCCACTACGGCGCTCGCCTCAGCCAACCCGATGGATGGAACGAGCACCCGAACCGCTCACAGCGCAAGTCTGGCTCGAATTCGGGATGATAGGCCAACCACAGGTTGAGCGCTTCCATCGGGCCCGGCCCGAAGGCGGGCAGCACGGGGTGGCCGTTCAGGTTCGTGTCCTGGACGATCAGATAACTCCCGGGCGTCACGAGCGGGGCGTAGGCGTCCAATTCCTGGCGGACGTGGGCGGCGTCGTGGGCGCTATCCAGAATGACCAGGATCGGCGCGAGGCGGCCGTTCCCACAGCAGGCGCGCACGGCGGTCAGCGTCTCGGGGGCGACGCTATCGCCATCCACGTAGAGGAGGAGCGGATGCTGCGCGCGCGTCGCAATCGGCGTGTTATCGACGGAGCAGACGCGGCCCTGGCCCATGGTCCAGCACTGGTGTGCGAGGAACAGGCCTTGCCCGCCGTGCAGGCTCCCCGTCTCGACAATCACGCGCGGGCGCACTTGCCAGACGATTTCTTGCAGAATGAACAGGTCGATGGGGTTCTGATGGACAGGCACGCCGTGCCAGGTGCAGCCGCGCCAGGTCTGGTCGGCCGCCTCGTACATCCACTGGTGATAGTCGTGCTGCACCTGCGCCGCGTCCAGCACCCGCCCCTCCTGGCCCGCCACGGGGTAGGCGTTAGGGCGGGCTGGGAGCGGTCCAGGTGAGGCGGCGGCGGGCATCCTGGACGATGGGCTGGGCGGCGGGGGCTTGCGGGGTCTGCCCATAGCGTACCTCCGCGTGCTGGTACGGGCGGGGGTCCTCTTTCGAAATGATGGCGTCGATCCAGCGCAGGCGACCGCGCCACTTGGCGACCGTATCGAGCAACATCTCGAAGTCGCCACAGTAGTCGAGCGCCCAGGTGCCGAGCTTCGTCTGGTCGTTCGGGACCACCAGGCAATCGGCGTCAACCTGGCCCATGAGCAGGCGCGGTGGGGGGCGCCACACGGTGAGCCCCTGCCAGACGATCACGCGGAAGAAGCAGGGGATGCGCGGGCCGCTGCTGATCGCTTTGGTGATCGCTTGCCAGGCGCCGGGCAGCCAGTAGGCGTCGTCCTGGCTGTAGCCAAGCCACTGGCCCGTGGCCTGCGCCTGGCCGTAGTTGCGCTGGGGATGGCCGTACATATGTTGCTCGCCGTCGTGCGGCAGGTACCGCGCCTGATACTCGGCGCAGAGCGCGGGCACGGTGGCGAGCGCAGCGGCGTGGGTGTCGGCGTAGGTATCCCCGACCACCAACAGCTCCAGCGCATCGGGCCCCGCCTGGCCCCGCAGCGAGGTCAGCGTCCGCTGCAGGCTCGGGCGCCCGCGCGTTGGAATGATCACTGAGAGTAACGGCGTCACGCAATCGCCCCCACATCAGCCGCTAGCGCCGCGGCCGTGGTGTATTCCAGGCTGCATCGGCAGGAAGTCAAGCAGGCGCGGCGGCCAGGCAGCGGCATGGCGCCGAGTGGCACCCAGCCGCGAGCGGCGAGCGCGGGACATTCGGCGCAGTGCTCGGTGGCGACGGCACCCAGCACGTTCCGCACACGATCCTGGCCGCGGCGCTGGGCGCCCCGTTGGCTCACCTGCTCGTAGGCGGAATGGGCGCCGCCGGCATACATCCGGGAGCGGGCGATCAGTTGGGCTTCCGAGAGCCTGCCTTGCGCCCAGTCGAGGGTGAGGCCGTCAAGATGGCCATAGGCTTCGCGGAGGGTGGCGCCGAGCAGGCCGCGTTCGGCGGGGCTGAGCTGCGTGCCCCCTCCCGCAGCCAGCCCCGCCGCCAGCACGTAGCTGGTCCGTAGCTCGCGCCGGGCCGCGTCGCGCCAGGCGGGCGTGTCGAGGCGCCCCGCGGCTCGGCGTTCGGCCAGGATGTGCAGGCGGTCGGCGCTATCGGCCACGACCTGGCGGAGCGCGTCGCGGACGGCCGCCGCGGGGAGGGGACGGCCATCGTCCAGATAGACGCCGCGGGCAGGATCGTAGGTGTAGGCCATCAGCGACCGTTCCTCGCTTCGGCGGCCTGCGCCCGCGCCCACTCGGGACACCAAGCCAGGCAAAGCGCGCGACAGACGGCAACCGCGCACGGGCTCAGGCACGTGTGCCCAAATCCCGGCCAGTGCTCGACCTCCTCGAACGTCACGCCCGCCTCCGCCTTCCAGCCGCCATCTACTCCGCTGACCGTGGCGCGCCAGTAGGTCGTGTCCGTCGCCGCCAGGCGCGGCATTGCTAAAGTGACCTTCAAGCCGTGCAGCTCCAGGGCCAGCACATCGAGACTGGACGAGCACGGCGACAGCCCAGGCGGGCCGTCCTCCTCGTCTTCCTCAGGATCACGGACATAGAGAAACGCCACCTGCTCTCGCGCGTCGGCGTCCGCTTCTGTCCACTGACAGAGATACGTCGCCAGGTCGAGCGCCAGCCCCGGGCCCAGGGAGTTGATGTACTGCCGCCAGGTCACATCATCGACGCGGGCGGCCAGGTAGGCGGCCAGTGCCGCCTCCACCTCGGGCGGTAGTGCGGTGGTGGTCTCATTCATGCCCGTTGCCCCCGTGCACGGTCGCGTCCCAGAAGCCGAGTAAGCCGAGGTCGCGCGCCCGCCTGCGAGCCGCGGCCAGATCGGCCGCGGTAATCTCGTCGCCTTGCTTGCTAGCAGGTGGTGGTAAGGCGAGGTTGCGGAAGGCGGCGGGAATAGCGAGCGCTCCGTCTGTGTCTTCCTCTTCCTCAGGTGGGGGCTCGGGTTCGGGCGGGGTGAGCGGGGTCACGGTGGCGTTGTTGGGCAGCAGCAGGACATCGCCGCGCTCGGGAATGAGCGGCGCGAGGCCGACGTCGGAGCGGGCTTCGTTGATGGTGAGGAAGCCGCCCACGACGCCACGGGCCAGGCGTTCGTATTTGGCGTCCTCGTCTTCCTGGAGCGCGCGGACATCGGATAGGTCGTGGCGGCAAACGATGTCGTCGGCGCTCGTGAATTCAGGGACCAGGCCGTCGGTCCAGACTTCGGCGTCAGTCGTCCAGCGGGGGACCAGGGTCGTTTCCGTGAAGTGCTGTCGCAACTGGCCAGAGTTGTTGTAGGTGGCGGCGTCGAGCCCTGCGCCCAGGCCCGCCAGGATGGCGGGCACGCCGAGCACACCGCTAATGCGTTCCTCAGACTGGTCGCTGAGAATGTCCACCTTCATTTGCTCGGGGTTGAAGCCGACGCTAGAGAGCGTGGCGCCGCCTGCGACGACGCCGATACGGCCGCGGCGACCCGCGCCATAGATGCCCTGCATCCGCTCCTGGAGCTGGGTCGCTTGCTCTTCGGTCAGGGGCGTATCAGGCGGCAGGCTGAGGACCAGGCCGGGCATGGCGTAGTTGCCGAGGAGCGCGTCGAGCCAGTCGCCGACGGCGTGGTCGGTGCGAATCTCGCGGACCAGCCGTTTGATCGGCGCCAGGCCATAGCGCGGGTCGCGGTCGTCGATGCCGAAGCGGAAGTGCAGGATGTCCTCGGGGCTGAAGTCCTGGTACTTCCCCGCGGTGTAGTGGTGACGGTAGGCCGTAATGAAGCGGCCCTCCGAGCGAATCTCGATGCGCTTGGGGCTGAGCGGCCAGAGGGCGACGGGCTGGCCGCGGCGGCTGGCGCGCTCTTTCACCAGGAAGGCGTTCCCGTCGATGCTGGTGCACCAGCAGATGTAGGCCAGGAGGGCTTTAGCGGGCAGGAACGGGTTCGGGCGGCGCAGGAGGCGACGGAGGGCGGCGGCAGACGTGCCCGTCCAGGGGTCGAGCTGGCCGTCGGGCGCTTCCTGGTAGAGGCGCAGGGCGGGCTCGATATAGCCCTGGGAGAGGACGCGCAGGCAGGCGAACACGGCGCTGTTGCCGTCGCCGCGCTCGCCCACGAGCAGGTCGGTAGCGCCTGGGCCGTGGACGAGCACCGTGTTCGTGGTCAGCGCGGCGCCGCCCGGGTTCATGGTCGGCGGGCGAGCTTTCGCCTGGAGGAGGGGCGAGCGGTAGTCGGGTGGGGCGCCCGTGAGCCAGTCGAGGAAGCTCATCGTCCCTCCTAGAAGAACACTTGTACGGGGGTCGGCTGCGGGCCCGCAATAGCCGCGGCGGCGATGGCGGCGGCCATGACGCAATCCTGAATGAGCGCCTGGTCGTCGAACTGGTACAGCGCTAGCTCGCGGTCCAGGTCGGGGCTGCCGTAGCGGAGGCGGCCGTGCTGCAAGAGCAGTTGCAGGGCTTGAATGGCTTGCAGTTTGGTCCGTGGGGTCGTCTGGAATTCATGGGCTTTGACGGTCAGGTTTTGGATGATGGGATCGCCAATGCCGTTGGACTCGACCCAGGGGCGGCCGTAGAGCGAGGCGCGGGCAGCGATGCGGTCCTGCACGATGGGGTAGTCCTCACGGCCGCGGTACATGGCGACTTCGTGCCAGGTCTCACCGCGGCGGCCGAAGGTGAGGCCGACGGACCAATCCTGGCGGCGGCCGAGGTCCCAGGCGGTGACGTAGTCCGAGCAGCCCTCGGGATCGCCGTTCCAGCCCTGGCGGGCGCGGGCGAGGTCGGCGGGGCTGAAGACGGCGCCGCCCGAGGCCACGAAATCGCATTCGTACTCGGCGGCCCAGGCTTCGCGGGTCATCTCGGCACGGCGGGCGTGTGCCCAGGCCTCGGAGTAGCGCGGGCAGTGGGACCAGTGGATGGTGTGACGGGACCATTCGCCGCCTTCCAAGCCTTCCCAGAGGCGGAAGAAGAGGTTGGAGCGGCCGTTCGGCGTCGAGAGAATCGTGACCTGGCCGCCGGGGGCGACGGTGGGCACCGCGCCATCGTAGACCTGCTGGGCGTAGGCGCACCAGGCGAATTCGTCCAGGTAGAGGGCGGAGGCCGAGAAGGCGCGGCCCGCGGCGGGATTGGCGGGGAGGGCCTGGATGCGAGAGCCATTCTCAAAGGCCAGCTCGGACATGGATTCGCGTTCGAGGCGGGGCGCGGGGCGGAGGACGCTCAGCGCGTGCTGGCAGTAGGCGATGAGCTGTTGGGCGGCGTCCTGATTGCGGGAGACGAAGAGGCCGAGCCAGGGCGCGTGATAGGTGGCGCGGTAGAGGGCTTCGAGCGCAACGGTGACGCTGATGCCCGTCTGGCGGGCTTTGAGGATCAGGCGGCGGGGCGCGATGTCCTGGAGCAGACAGGTCTGGTAGTCGTAGGGGCGGAAGGGTTGGACGCCAGTTAGGGGATCGAGGATATGGGCTTTGGTCTCGGCCCAGGTGAGGACGTCGGGCGGGGCGGTGGTGTGGGCTTGCTGGGCGGCGCGCAGCCGGAGGCGGAGGCGCAACCGCTGGCGGTAGACGTCGGCATCCTCGGCGGGCACATAGCGTGGAGCGACCGTGACCATACCTAGCGCCCTTCCGCTAAGACCGCGTCCGCTTCGCGCAAGGCGGCGTCGGCATCCAGGCCCAGCTCGGCGGCCAGGCGTTCGGCGTCCTGGCGCAGTTGCACGCGGATATCGACCTTGCGGGCCCGTTCGCTCTTTTCCTTGGCGATGTCGTCCAGCAAGCCGCGGAGCTGGTCTACCTCGGCGGCATTGAACCGCTCGACATCGACGACTTGCGCCAGCGGGCCGTAACCCACGGATTTGACGTCGGTGACCCACAGCCGGCCGCCTTCTAGCAACTCGGCCTCGAGCCGGGCCGCCAGCCGCTTCAGAAGTGCGACGCGCTCATGGGCCAGGCCGTAGCCATCTTCGAGAATGGTCCGACGGTAGGTCGCTTCGCGGTCGGCGGCGGCGGCAGCTTCCTGGTCGGCAATCGCCTGGAGGCGCAGTTGCCAGCCGAAGGTACGCGACCAGGTCTTGAGACGGCTGAGCTGCCGGGTCGGTACGGATGCGGTACGGCTGTGGTACTGGGCCGCCAGCTTCTCCAGGCTACGGCCCGGGCCGAGGGCGAGGTAGTCGGCCCAGGCCTGACGGGCCCGCGGTGGTTCAGTCATCGGGAACCGCCGGCGAGGTGGGCGTAGTGCTGCTGCTGGGCCTGGTACTCGCGGACGAGGATAGCGGCGAGCGGTTTGGGCACGCCGTCATGGACGACGGTAGCGTAGTAGAGGGCGATGGACTGGGCGCAGAGGCGGGCGACGTGGAGGAAATGGGCGTCGGCCTGCTCGAGGGTGTGCAGACTGGCGATGGCAGCCTGAGCAGTCGGGTCCATGAACGACCTACTTTCCGGTGCCCCAGCGGGCGGCCTGGGCGTGGGCTTCGGCGACGAGCTGGGCGAGGGCGGTGGACGAGCGGTCTGGGGCGTAGCGATAGATAGCGGCGATGAGGTACTGGATGCTGAGCACAGCATCGTAAGTGGGTTGCTCGAACTCATCCACAGGGACGCTGTCACAGTAGATGATGGTGGGGGCGTTCGGGCCGTCCATGATAGACATGGGGCTACTCCTCACAGGGCGAGCACCAGGCCATCAGCGCTGCCCTTCCACTGTCCGATACAGGTGTTCGTGGGCAACTCCCGCCGCCTCAAGCAACCGTTCGAGTGCGGGCTGCGAGCGATTGGGCGCGTAGCGGTAGACCTCGGCCACGAGGTCAGCCAGTAGCGCACGGGTTGTGACCCAATCCTGTACGCCCATCTCAGTAACGCGCGTCGAGGTCTCCTGAGTCGCCATGCTCCAACCTTCCTACCTAGAGTGCCAACACCAAGCCGCCCGCCACCGCGGCGAGCGCGACCGCCAGCAACGGGTAGGGGCGGAGAGGCGGGAGCAGTGACAACAGGGCCAACAGCGCGCCGAGTAGGAAGAGCGCATCATGCCAGGTCAGCATAGCCGCCTCCCCATAACCCCACGATAGTGTATACCCGCAGTTTAACACCTCTGCGTTATGGGCGGCGCGCCGGCACGTCGCCACTCCGAGAACCCCGATGGCAGTAGGCGCAGCGCCAGCCTTTCCGCCACTCCCGCTCTTGCTCCCGCCAGCGCCAGAGCGCCTTCCCGGCATTCACCGCCCAGTCCAGCGGCACCGCCCAGCCCCAAAGCGGCCAGACGGCAAGCAGCGCCAGCACGGGAAGTATCGGCCACGGATCAATCTTCAGCCGAACCGCATTAGCCCCCAGCCAGACCGCACAGACAAACTCGCCGCCTAGGTACACCCCTAGTGTGATCAACAGGGCCAGCTCGCCGTCCGTCATTCCCCCACCTAGCCTATCCCACCTGCCGCGGCTCCCGCGGCGCCACGCCTGGCAGCGGGCCCAGCAGCAAGGGCGCCGTCGCCTGACTCTCCGCGTACCACGCCTCCCACCGCGCTAGCTGCCGCTCCGCCCAGGCCAGCCGTGCCGCGAACCCGGGCGGCGCATAGCCCGCGGCCAGTAACAACGACTCGCTCTCCGTCTGACTGAGCCTGAGCGCAAGGCAGAGCCGCTGCACGATGCGGCGCCCAGGTGCCCGCTCCCCCCGCTCCAGCCGTGAGACGTGCGAGGGGTCGCAGCCCGTAGCCCGCGCCACGTCGGCTACGGACAGGCCCGCCTGCTGGCGGTAGCGGGTTAGGAGGGCGGGAAAGGAGTCAGCCATGCGCCTCTGCCCCCTCCCCGCTCCACCGCGCCCGGAGCGCCCGTTCCTGGGCCATCACGTCCTCCAGGGTGCAGCGGGCCCGCCCCGCGCCGGGGTAGCCGGCGTAGCGGCAGAGCGCGTCGCACAGCGCCAGCGCGTCCGCCTGCAGAGCGGCGAAGGCCTGCACTGCCTGGGCAGTGGCGGCGACGCCGAGCGGCCGCGACGGAGCATCCTGGCAGGTTGGGAGGCAGTTCCCCCCGTCGCAAGGCCAGCACTTCGCCATGCCTGCTTCGGCAGGGCGCCAGCAACCGACGTGGGCACAGGCGGGCGGCGGGTCAGTGGTCGGGAGCGGAGCATAGACAGGCGTGGGCTCGGTCAATCGGCACCTCCGCATCGGTGTCCATCCGTTCACTCCAGTGGTTTCTATAAGTGGGGGGATAACTACCTTTGGAGTACGGTACTCTTGCACCAGTAGCAGCGGAATCTAGCGCTGTCGTCGCGAGACATCTGCCGCTCCTTAGCCGCGATACGGGGATTATCAGATTAGCTCAGTGCATCGCCCGCCACGATACGCGCATGAGCACTGCTACGACAGGCGCGGTGCGTACACTCCACGAAATCATCGCATACCGCGCCGCAACGTTCCCGAATGTCCAACAAGGCAGCGTGGTACCTATCCCGCTCGGCCTGCACCTGAGCCAGATGGTTTTCTAGCTTCTCAAGATGGACAAGCAGTGGTATGGAGCCAAGCGATAGCTTCGCCTCTGCATCAAGTAGCTTTCCCTGCACCTGGGCCAGGGCGGCCAGGAGCGCAGGAATATCCTCACGGGCCAGGCGCTCAGCCCCAACGAGCACGTGTGGCCCTGAAGAGTCGGCGGATAGGTCGGGGTGCGTGGCCTCCATCCGCACCAGGGAGCAAGCGAGCAATAGCGCCAGGCGCCGCCGCTGGATCGCCGCCACGTCGAGCTGCTCGGCCTCACTCATTTGACCATCCTCTCTCGCCGCGGCAACCCCGCGCACTGCGCCGCCAACTCGGCCGCGGAATGCGCGACCAGGTACGGCACCCCTGCCCACCGACAGGCCGCCTCGAAGAGCCGCTGACTCGGCCGCTGCGAGCCCGTCGCACTCTTCACCTCGATAAACACGACGCCGTAGGCGGGATGCAGAGCGAGCAGGTCGCTGAGCCCCGCCGTCATGAGCGCGACCTGGGGTTGACTGGTCTGCCAAACTGCCCACCCGTACACAGTCAGCCAGGCGATACAGGCGTCCTGAATCGCGCGCTCAGGCGTCGGGTCCGCCAGCGCCACCGCCGGCACTACGGCCCCTTGCGGGCACGGGCCACGCCGCGCCCCGTCGTGCTCGAGGTGGCGTAGCAGGCGCGCGTAGTCGCGCGGGGTGATGCGCGGCATTAGAAGGACTCCATCTCCAACCCATCGAACAGCGTCGGCGCCGTCGTTTGCCGAACCGCTTCGGCCAAGTTCCTAGCAGCCACCGCGGCATATTGCGGCTTCAACTCCACCCCCACGAACCGCCGCCCGTGGCGCATAGCGACCACGCCCTCTGAGCCAATGCCAGCGAATGGGCTCAGGATCGTCTCCCCGCGGTTGCTCCACAGGCGGATGCAGCGTTCGATGGTGCCGAGTTGCAGCGGGCAGATGTGGCGCTCATCACGCTCAGAGCGGGCTTGTTGGACATTCAACGTGTCACTCTCGCGGATGCCGTACCAAATCGGATGCGCCCATTCAATCCACTCATCGTTAGTCAAGGCGGGCTGAATAGGTACCGCATTCTCGCCCGGCTTACGGAAGAGCAGCACGTAGTCGGCCAGCGCAGGCCGTAGCCAGGATGCGTCCTTACGAAGTTGGACAAACAGCAGCCCCTTGCTCTTGGTCCGTATCGCCTGGGCCTGGGGGTTCTTGTCGATGCAAATCTCCCCGTGATAAATCCAGCCGTACGCCTCAAAGTGACGGATGAAGTCGCCGCGGAGATCGTGTACGCCGATGTAGCCGCTTTTCTGCTTCTGGATAATCTCCTGCTGGACGTGCAGGCCGACTAGCCGCCCAGGCTTACACACGCGTAGGAGCTGCCGCGTGATGAATCCGAAATGCTCCAAGAATTCCTCCCGTGACGCGCTGTTCCCCAAGTCGCGCGGAGTAGGGGAGTAAGTGTAGAGCGTCGCAAACGGCGGCGAAAACAACGTGAAGTCCACGCTCGCTTCAGCTAACTCAGCCAGTCGCTCCGCGCTATCACCGACGAGTAGCTGCCACCCAGTACCGTGATACTCGCCCGTCTCATAGGACGGATCGCCATCGACATCGCCAGCGATTTCCGCCCGCTCAAACGCTGCCACATGGCCTATGAGTTCCTGATTCATGCGGTCTGCCTCCTGCTCCTTGTTGAGCACATTGCGATAGACAGGCTCCTCAGGCTCCGAGAGCACGACGTAGGCGCGCACCGAGCGTGCCTGCCCAAAGCGCCAGCAGCGGCGAATCGCCTGATAATACTGCTCGTAGCTGTCGGAGAGTCCGACGAAGGCCATGCGCGCGCAGTGCTGGAAATTCATCCCGAAGCCTGCGATGGTCACTTTGGTAATCAGGATGCGTGCCGCCCCGCGAGCGAACGCGGTCAACGCTGTCGCCTTCACTTCAGGACTATCAGCGCCCTCGACTAACAGCGCGCCCGACAGACGGCGCGCTAACTCCCGCCCCTCGTCATTCAAGCCGCACCAGACGAGCCAGGATTCCTCTGGCTCAGCCGTAATGAGGCCCACCGCGGCGTTGACTCGATCCATCAGCGTGGAGCGTCGGACCTGCGACCGTTCCTGGATGCCGTGCAGCCGCGTGGCGAACAACTGCCCCGGTGGCGTGTACTCGGTCGGCACGATACACGGCTCGATCTGCAAGGGCGGCAGCACAAATCCGTCATCGCTATAGCCGAGGTCTGATGGGTGTTTCACCGACATGGCCCAGCTGGCCAGCCAGCGGTAGAACGGATCATGCGCGTGCCCCTTGAGCCGCCAGCGTGTTCCCTGCCCATGTGGTAACTGCTCGAAGACGAAGAAGCGAGCGAGCATCTCGGTCCGACTCAGGACTCCCAAAAACTCAGCATGATTTGCCAGTTCTGCCACATCATTCGGCGCCGGCGTCGCCGTGCAGCACAGTCGGAACGGAGTCGCAGCGAAGGTGGATATGAGCGCACTGCGCACCTTCCCCTCGAAAGACTTCAGGATACTCGACTCGTCTAGGACCACAGCGCCGAAAGTGGCCGCGTCGAAGTGCCCGAGCATCTCGTAGTTGGTGATGGTGATCCCAGTCAGCGCGGCGTCGGACTGCTTCCGCGCGTAGGTGACATCGATGCCGAATCGCGCGCCTTCCGCCACCGTCTGCTGAGCCACCGCCAGCGGAGCCAGGATCAGCACCCGCTCGGCGGCGTGCTGGGCCCACACGAGCTGCATCAGGGTCTTGCCGAGGCCGGTATCCGCGAAGAGGGCCGCACGCCCCTTGCGCAGCGACCAGCGCACCAGGACACGCTGAAAGGGGAAGAGTGCGGGGTGCAGCTCGTCGGCGGGGACGTCGCGGCCACACGCAGGGACGACTAACCGCTTCTGCGCCAGGAAGGTCGCGTAGTCGTCCGGGGATGTGAAGGTGGTAGACTGAGGCTGCATCGAAGTCACTCCTTCGGTGCCCGGCCGCGGGGTGTTTGCAGCACCGCCGCGGCCCCTGTATGAAGTTGGCTGCATTCTAGCAGAACTGGCGTGAGTACGCCAGTTCTGCGGTCCTGGGTACCGTCGAGAACGGCGGCGAGGGCGGTCATGCGCTAGCCTCCTGCGCGCGGCGCTGCCAGGCAAAGACGGCGGAGCGGCGGTAGAGCCACTGGCCGCCCCACTGGCTCCACCGATGGGAGCGCACCGCGGGCAAGCGCCCGTGCCGCTGCGCCCAAATCACCGCGGCCGGGGACGCGCCCGTACGCTGCTGAACTTCCAGCCGCGTCCAGAACGGGTCACGGCGCCACTCGATCTCGACCAGGGCGCGGTAGCGACTCACGGGCATCCGCTGCCAGTCCAGCCGTTCGGGGTAGGCCCGCAGAAACGCCTCGAGCGCCGCGGGCCGAATCCACCACTGCGTGACCGACGGCCCGGGTTGCACGGGCGCGGCTGGGAGCAGCCCCTCCCGAATCCAGCGGCTCACAGTACCGTGGTGGACGCCGCACAGGCGGGCCACTTCCCGTAGGGTCCACCCGGGATGCTGGCTCACGCCGAGGGAGGCGCACCGGGTCCGCAGCGCCGCGAGCGTCCGCGGGATACCGAACTCCTCGAGCAACGTGGCGGCAATCTGCGGCAGGGGCATGGTGCCGGCCAGCTCGCGCAACCGCTGGTCGTGCCGCGGCTGCCAGTCGTTCCAGCACTGCGGGCGGCGGAAGCGCACATGGGCGTACTTCCCGGCGGCCCAGGCGCGCTTGCTCCCGCAGGACCGACAGCGACAGGTCGCCACGTCATGCGGGGGCGCCGAGCGCGCACCGGGTGCCGTCCAGCGCCATTTAGGCCGCTCCTGGCACGCGTGGCGCTTCCGCCACTCGTAGCAGGCCGTACAGCGCTGCTGAACGATCACCTCCCGGGCGCGCCCACAGTTGCCACACGCGCCGCCCTGGGGGACGCGTCCAGCGCCGAGCCCCCAGCGGTGCGGCGGCCGCTCGGCGCCCTGATGGCGGGAGCGCCAGACGCAGCACGGCCTGCACCTCTGTTGTTGTCCTGGAGTAGCGTCGCCACAATTTCCACAAAGCGCCATTACCCCACTCCCTGCTCATCCAGCGGCCAATTTTCGCCACGCACCACGCGGTGAGCTTGCTTCGTTGAAACACCAAATTCGCTACCCAATTGCTTCAGCGTAACCCCACCCCCGGCATAGCGAGTCCGCATAGCACGTACGAGAACCCAAGTTAACTTCGAGGTTGGAGAACGTTCTCCAATCGCCCGTGCTGCCGGGTGGTGTCGCCAATAAGCACGACGGTCATATGTAAAACGTTCAGGATGTGTGCGGGCGCCGTTGCGATCTCCTGTGGCCGAACGGCCCTTGCGCTTCATGTCCGCCAGATTCTCCCGCTGAGTGCCGAGAAAGAGATGGTCTGGACGACAGCACGGCGGATTATCGCAACGGTGGCACACGAACATGCCATCTGGAATCGGCCCGTACGTGACGATATAGGCCACGCGGTTGGTGTGGGACCAACCCTTGCCGGTCCACATGTGACCATAGCCCCCCGCGTCGATGGCGCCTTGCCAGACCCAACAACTCGTTTCATCTGCGATGCGCTCTACACGTCGCCACAGCCGGGTTACCAGGTCGCCCTGCCCCTTACGCCAACAGTCACGGCTGCAAAACTTGGCCGCCCGACGCTGCGCAACCGCATAACACACATCGAACTGAGCGCCGCACTGTTCACACTGACGCTCTACACGCGTACCCGGCCCACCCACGAAACTCACCCCATCAGTCCATTTCGCTGGACTGACTATAGCGGATTCCCCGCGTATTAGTCCAGTCTGGTAGACTGATAGTGCGGCCTGGCCTCGTGTATCCTGGGCCATGCTGGAGGACTTCGTGCTCGTCGCTGACGCCGCCCGCGAGCTGGGCATCAGCACGTGGGGCGTCTGGAAAGCCATCGAACGCGGGCAGTTGGCCGCTCGGAAGGTCGGCCGCCAGTACTTCATCGCGCGGCTCGAGCTTGAGCGCTTCAAGGCACTGCCGCGCCGCCCAGGGCCCAAACCGCGCCGGCCTACAGACTGAACGCAGGGCTGGCAGCGCTGCTGCTGGCCGGCGGTCGCGGCGGTGCAATTCACGCAGGCACCCATCAGGCGGGCCTCCCCTGGCGCTCGGGCCACCAGGCGCGCGGCATGCCGTACTGGCGCTGGAAACGCCAGCACGCGCGACAGAGGCCGAGCGCATAGGGGCGGCCTTGGGCGGGGCAGTTGGCGCAGGACTGGCGGAAGCGGCCCTGGCGCCAGGCGCGCAGGTAGCACGCATTACAGAGCCCGTGGCGCAGGCGCGGCGTGAGCTGGTGGCACTGGCCACAGGGGCGGCCGGTCGGCGGGTAGGCCGGCGCGAGCGTGCCGCGCCGCAGCAGGCGCACATAGCAGGCTTCGCAGTAGCCGCGGCGCATGCGGGCCGCGGCATAGCCGCAGTGCGGGCAGGCCGTGGGCGGGGTATGGCGCCAGGCCGGGCGCTCCGTCCCGTGGCGCCGCCAGTACTGATAGCACGCCGCGCAGCGATCCCGGGCGAACCGAGGACGAGGCTGCTGACAGATGCGACAGGCGCGCGGGTCTGGTGCGCGGCTCATTCCTGCTCTGCCTCCTGCTCTAAACGCGCTCGGGCCGCAATCACCCGGTTGCTGATGTCGTCGAGCACGGCTAGCGGCTCGCCCGTGTCGCCCAACTGCCGCGCCAGCGCGGCGAGCTGATAGCCGAGGGTGTCGAGCCAGGCCCGCTGCTCGCTGTCCTGGCCGCGGCGGCGCCGGATCTCGCGCCGCAGATCGCTCGTGGTCAGCGTCGCCGCCTTCGCCACCCACTCCGCCGCTTCCGCCACCGACGCTTGCTCGACCACGGGCACGAGCAGGTCCGCCTTGACGATGCCGACCGCGACCACGGCATCAGGCGTGATGCAGGAGGTCCCATCGGTGGACGCCGTGAACGGCGAGAACGCCGACGCCACGCGCATCGCGCGGTAGGCGCTCGTGTGTGAAATGGCCACGTCGGGGTCCGCCAGGTATTCCTCGAACGAGGCGTATGCCAGCGGGCGCCACAGTTCGTCGGCGCGCACCTGGGCGAGCAAGGCGCCCAGCTCCAGGAACAGCGCATCGGCCGCCTGACGGAGGCGTAGGATGTCCTGGTGGACTTCGTAGGCGCGGGCGGCGAACGTCGGGTCTGTGGCGAGCATCATCCCTCCCGCTTCGCCTGCTCTAGCGCGTCGGCCATCGCCAGCAGTTCGGCGGCGAGCCCCCGGACCTGGCCCACGTAGGCGGCACAGGTCGCGTCGACCCACCACTTAGTCACCGCGCCGGCACCGCTCTTCGTCGTCGCCCGTGACCAGTTCTGCGCCGCCGCGAGGCCAGCGAGCCATCTCTTCAGGACTGCTGGCGGTGCTTCCTTCGGTGGCCTGGTGGGGGCTGACGTGTCCGTTTGTGTGCCGTTCGCCGTCGGCGCGGGCGCGGCGCCGTTCTGGACAATGGCGGCCAGCCGTGCCGCGCGCTGTTCGTCGGAGAGCACGTCTAATTCGGCGGCGAGCACGGGCGTCTGCTGTAGCGGCACATCGGCCTCCTCTAGGGCGGGGTACTTTTTCAGGGCTGAGGCGACGGCGAGCGCTTCGTCCTGAGAAGCAGCAGATAACTCCGGATGACGGTCTACTACCGCCACATGCGTTTGCGCAGCACTCAGGCTTCCCAGGCTTACGCCTACATAGTCCGCTACGTCCTTGATAGGCACCTGCCCCTTCCGAGGACGCCCGCCAGGATGCTTTGGAGTTTCTTCAGAGTCTGAAGAAACTCCGTTGTCGGGTTGATTGCGGTTCTGGGCAGCCAGAACGGCCCCTGCAATCACCGCCCGACGCACCAGGCGCCGCGACCGTTCCTCCGCTGTCAGGTCTTTCCGCTGCTCGTTCTCCTCTAGCTCCAGTTCGCGCTGCTCAGCCTCGCTCTGCGGGCCGAAGTCCGTGGCCTCGATATGCGTCCAGCCGAGGCGCTTCGCTGCTTCCAGGCGCCGCTTGCCCCAGATCAGGTGACGGTCAGCCGTCACCCCGATAGGGTGCAACTGCCCATAGCGCTTGAGACTCCGCGCCAGCGCATTGATGTCGCCCAGGGCTTGCCGTCGCCGGTCGCCGACCGTGATGTCTGCAATCGCTATCCGCATCCGTGTGTGCTCTTGCGGTTGTGTGCCCTTGAGCCCTTGCCGCCGCCGACGGTGCTCCTGCATATCCGCGCCAGACTTCAGCCGGTACAGACGTTCCCAGGTCGACCTACCATCGCTATCATCCCTGGCGGGCTTCCAGTCGGTGCCCATGAGGCGTAGCCAATG